AGATAGTAAGTACTTTAGAAAAAGAAGGATTGTTAGATCAAAATAAACTTAACAATTTAATCGACCTTTCTAAAAAAGACCCTAAAGCAATTGCTCAACTTTTAAAAGATAGTGGTATTGATCCGTTAGATATAGATAATAATGAAGATGTTAATTATAAACCTAACAACTATAGTATTAGTGATAGAGAATTTGCTATAAATCAAATAATAGATGATATTAAAGATACTCCTTCTTTTGATAAAACAATAAACATTTTACAAAGAGAGTGGGATTCAGAAAGTCGTAAAACAATTTCTGAAAATCCAACTATTATTTCAGTTATTAACGAACACGTTTTTAATGGTATTTATGACAAAGTTATATCAGTTGTCGATAGAGAACGAGCATTAGGAAGATTAGATAATGTTCCTGATGTAGAAGCTTATAGAATAGTAGCTGAAGATCTACAACAAAACGGTATTATAGTACCTGAAAGGTCTAAAACAACACTTTCTAAACCATCTGTACCAAAGACTAAAGCACAGGACCCTGCTGTTGTAAAACAAAAGCGTAAAGCTGCAGCAGGAACAAGAAAGACTGCGGGTAAGACTGAAGCTGCATCAGCTAATTACTTAGGTATGACTGATGAAGAATTCATGAAATTAGCCGATGTATAGTCTTTCTCTTTTAATACAGCTATAGGAGAATAATATGGCTTTAGAATACGGCACAGGCGCAAATGGCGCCAGTAATGTAGGTGCACAAGCGCGCACTGACTTTTATTTTAAGAAAGCGCTCATTAAAGTACGTGACATTCAGTACTTTATGCCATTGGCAGATGTTAGGGCTATGCCTAAGCATCACGGTAAGACAATTAAGCAAGATGTATATCAACCATTACTAGATGATTTGAATACAACAGACCAAGGTATTGATGCTGACGGTCTGATTCAAAACAGTGCTAAGTTTATGGCTTGGAATGCTGCAGGTGTACTACAAACAGGTGGTACTGGACATACAGCAGCAACTGCAACTCATGCTGGTTTTTATGCAACTCAGGCTAATGCAACTACTGCAGCTGGTTCTGGTGGTAGTACTAAGCAAATGTATGGTAACCTTTATGGTTCATCAAAAGACGTTGGTGTAATTGCTGATCGTCTTCCTGCATTGACTGAGAATGGTGGAAGAGTTAACCGTGTAGGTTTTAAGCGTACACAAATTACTGGTTCACTTATCAAGCAAGGTTTCTTCACTGAGTACACTCAAGAGTCTCTAGACTTTGATTCAGACTCAGAGTTGATGTCACACATCACTGAAGAAATGATGGTTGGTGCTACAGAAATGACTGAAGCACAGTTGCAAAAAGATCTAATCAATACTGCTACTTCTAGCGGTACTGCTTATTTCATTGGTGGAGCAGCAAAAGGTAACGTTAATGCTGTAGCAACTTACAATGACTTGATGACATTGTCTATTGCGCTAGATAACAACAAGACACCTAAGCAAACTAAGATTATTTCAGGTTCTCGTATGACAGATACTAAAACTGTTAATGGTGGACGTGTTATGTACATTGGTCCAGATTTGATTCCAATGGTACGTAAGATGACTGATATATCTGGTTCAGGTGTTGGTTCAGGATTTGTTGGTGTAGAAAAATACGCTGACGCTTCTACAATTCTTAACGGTGAGATTGGTTCAGTAGACCAGTTCCGTTTTGTTGTAGTTCCTGAAATGCAATATGATTCAGGTGCAGGTGCATCTGCTGCAGACATTTTCCCTATGCTTTGTGTAGGTGACGGTTCATTTACTACTATTGGTTTCCAAACTGATGGTAAGAGCCTTAAGTTCACTACTACTCACAAGAAGCCAGGTAAAGAGACTGCTGACGTGAATGACCCTTACGGTGAAAAGGGTTTTTACTCAATCAAGTGGTACTATGGGTTTATGGCTTTACGTCCTGAGCGTCTAGGAATCATTTGGTGTAAAAAAGCTTAATTAAGCTTGTCTTCCTCACATACTACGTATGTGGGGAAGACTTAATATAGGAGATATTATGAACAT